ATGGACTGCGGCTGTAAAGCGGGCCGTTTCTGACGGGCTAAAGGCCATAAATGTTCCAGCCTCGCTTCTTCGCGACGACCTCGACCAGCCGGGCCAACCTTTCAGCCGTGCAGTCGGTCCACGATTTGTTGCCCAGATGGCTCACCCAGCCGAGTAGCTGGAGCGGCGTAGTGATGCGGCTCATTTCGACTTCGTAGTCGTACCCGCCCCACTCGATGACGAGCCACTTGTCGTTGTCCTCAAAGCGAAACCCTCGCTTGGTCTGAGTGGGTTCCAGGGTGTTGAAGGTTTCGCGGATGAAGCGCGACTTGCTGGCCATTAAGCTGCCTCTGTCTGGTTTAGGGTGACGCCTTCACGGGCGGCGAACGCGTGGAGAAGTTCCAGAAGGTCGCTCATCTCGGGGATGGTCAGGCGCGAGGAGCGGAACCCCAGCGGGAACACGCCGTCGCCGTCTAGGGTCGGGATGAACCGCGTCTCGTGGCCGAGGGCGTGCATGAGCATCGCCTTGTATGTGTCGGGGCTCATCTTGACGCCGTTGTGGAACGGGCGCTGCCGGGCGAGGTCAGTAAGGCTTGCCCACATTTTCCGGTTCTGATCGTCCGTCCGAAGGCGCTCGCGGAACTCAACCTGCGTTCCCTCCGGGGCGTTCATGCACCAGTTGGCGGCGGTTTGCCTGTTGGCCTTGGTGTTGAGAATGACGAGGGGGCGGCTCATTTTACGCGCACCGCAAGCGACGTCCCGCCGTTGGAAAGCGTCAGGCCCGGCACGTCCTCGCCGGCCAGCATCGCGTCTTTAATCGCGGCCTTGTCGGCTTCGCAGGTCCAGCGCCTGAACTTCTCGGGGAGGGTTTCGGGGTCAAGGTCAGCCGGGTAGATGACGGACGGCGAGCCCTGCCGCATGGAAAGCGTCGCCTCGGGGCGTTCGATCTTCGTCAGGCCGGTTTCGTCCATGAACCGGGCGAGGGCGCCGCGGGCGGACTTGACGGCCTCCTCGTAGCGTTTCTTGCGGGCGCCGTAGTTGCTGACCAGATCGCCAAGGATAGCCGCGTGCGACTGCTTTTCAGCCATCCACCGGAGAAGGCGGGAGACGGCTTCCATTGCGTCGGTCTCCCCTTCGATGGCGTCGGCGATCAGGTCTTCATCGTCGGCGAACCCGCGCTCGCGAAGGGCGTCAGCGAGGCCCTTGGCGGTGATGGTGTGGCGGTCCAGGTACGGGGCGGCGGTCATGCGGCGTCCTTCCACCTGCGGGCTTCCGACTGCATAATGGTGACGACGCGGGCGTAATCGACGTCCGACATAACCGCCTTCCAGTTGGCGCGGTTGGCCTCCCATGTCGCCTTGAAGTCGTCGGCGCTGGTCGCGGCCTTTAGGCCCTTGATGGCGAAGTCGGCGGCGCTGGGGGCGGCTTCCACGTTGGCCTGCGTCTTGTCATACAGGGCGAGACCGAACGGATTGCCGAAGGTCATCAGGGCGCGCTTCATCGCGTCCGTTTCGGCTTCCTTAAGGGCGCTTTCGTGGGCTTGGTCCACGTCCTTGTCGATGCCCGAACCAAACCCGCAACCCTCGCGAACGATGGTGCGATCCCCAGCCCGAACGGTGATGCGAACGCGGCAGGAATAGCCGACGCGGGCCTTGTCTCCGACCATTCGGGGCTCGCCAAGCTGGCGAAGCTCCACGGTCTCGCGGTCCCACTCCCCGAACCCGAAGATCCGGTTAGCCTCGGCGATGGCGTGCCAACCTTCAATGTAGGACAACTCGCGCCCGGCTTGCGTGCGCGTGGCAACAACGGCCTTGTTAAGCGGGGCTGACAGGTCGGCGGTCTGTTCGGGCGTGAAGGTCATTGCGGCTTGTCCTTGGTCGGATTGAGGCGTTCGGCTAGGTCGTCGGCCTGCTGGCGAAACATCGCGGCCACGCTAGGGTCATGGGATTGGGAGAGGCGGCGAAGCCACGCCAAATGGTCGACGGCGGCTTTGCGCTCGAAGTAAAAAATCACGCGCTCGCCCCCTGCGGCCAAACCTTCCGCGCCCGGCCATCAGGCCCGACACGCTGGACGATGACTTGAGCCGGGTACGTCGGATGGTCGAGGCGGACGCGATGCCATTCGGCGCGGGCCTTGGCGCGGGCGAACACGTCCACCGCCTCAATGACGTGGCCGGTGTTGGGTATGACGATGCGATAAGCGGCCATCAGACAGGCGCTCCATTCAGGAATTGACAGTCAGGGCAGGGCGACCCGTCGTGGTCCTCGGCGGCCATGACTTCGAAGGGGCGCCCGGTGGGGATCGGCTCGCTGCAATCGGGGCAAGTCGCCGCGACCAGGCAGGCGTCAGGGCCTCCGATCTGGTCGGGGTAGCTGGACGGGTTCACGACGCGCTCTCCATCATGTGGCGGTAGGTGTTGACCCGGCGGACGGACCACGACAGCGGCGGCTCGCCCTGCGGCATCCCGCATCGGGTCGCGGCGTCTCTCATGGCCTCGTAAGCCGGGCGGCCCCACGTCGAGCGGTAGCGGTCCACGGCTTCGGCGAGGTCGTCATAGTCGGCTAGGCTGCCGGTGAGGGGTTGGGCCGGGGCTACCGGGGGGGCGTGGTCGCCCCGGCCCTGCCGCGACGCCTTACAGGGGTCAGGTCGCGGTGTTCTGTTGATGGGAGACCAGTCGAGAACGGTCATTGGGTGATGATCCAGATGAGCGCCGCCCAAACGATCAGGACGACGGTGAGGTAGTTGGCGGCGGAGCGGCTGGGGCGGGTCATTGCGCCGCCCCCATGCTCGTGACGTACAGCCCGACCAGCGCGGCCCATGACACACAGGCCAGCGCGAGGATGAGGAGGGCGCGGGTGCGAATGCTCATCGACCGCTCGCCATTTCCCAGCGGTGTTCCGCTGCCTGTTCGGCGTGGTCGGTGTCGGCTTCGGCGAGGGCGTCGAGAGCCTCGGCGCGGAGGTGATCGAGGATCAGGCGCGACAGCTCGGCGGAAACCGGAACCATGCGCGACGTGCGGTGACGACGGCCAATCGCGGCGGTCGGGTCATAGATGACGACGCCGATCTCAGTGATCTCCGGCTCATCGCCTTCCATCGCCTCGACGAATACGTCCACTTCGAAACTGATCGTTGCGGTCTGCATGGGTGTCTCCCGGTGTTGGGGAGATTGTGCCCATGTGGCACGATGGCGTCAACTAAATAATGTGCCCATTAGGAACTGAAATTGCCACGGGTAGGACGGGCTCGCCGGAACGGGCCGATAGAGATTGACCAGGGTGTTAGCGTCTAGCCGGTTTTTCGCAGGGTTTCGCCGATGGCGACGAGCTGGACCCGCTGCGTTTCGGTGAGCTGGTCATAGATAGACCAGAGGCCCGCCGGATCGGTAGGGTTCCGCATTATGAGATCGGCGGGCTCGCAGGACAAAATATCCGCCGCCGCCTCTAAGAAGGGCTGATCGTAGCGCCGCTTTCCGCTCTCGATCTTGGACAGGTAGGCCCGGCTGATGCCGACGCGCTCGGCAAACTGCTCCTGCGTCAGCCTCTTATGAACGCGCCACTCTTTGATAAAATGCCGGTGCTTTTCCATAGGCACATATTGCCATCCCAAATCAGCAGCCCGCAGAGCGCGCGAGGCACATTTGCCCTTGCACGTGTCGTGCCTATATGGCACATCATGGGGCATGACGTTAGATCAATTCATCACCGAGGGCCGGATCACAGAGCGTGACCTGGCCGCACGCGTCGGGGTTAACCGCTCCACAATCTTTCGCATTCGGAAAGGTTCCAAAAGCGCATCGCTTCGTTTGGCATTGAAGCTGGCCGAAGAGACAAGTCTTCCTGTCGCTGCGTTTTTGAAGGCCTCTTGATTATGCGGGGCGCCGTTCAAACACCCTCGCACCTCGCGCACGCCCGGCAGGATCGGCGCAACAATGTAACCGCCTCGGCCCCGTCGGCTTGTCTCATGGGTTTGGCTGATTGGGTTAACAGCGCCTCGACGGCCCGCGACCGCCTGCTTCGGCAGCGTCGGGTTGCTGATCGAGTCGGCTTTATGGCTCCCATCAGGGCGCAAAGCGCCAGCGCCGCAATCGCGGCCGCGTCCGGTTTTTGGCTTTTCACTAGCGCACCCAAAACAACCCAATATGGGCAGCAAACCACGCCGAACGGCGTTTTGCGAGTCCTGCTGATGCAAAAAGCTTTCGGCGAGGCTGCCTAGATGCCCGGTAATCAACATACGCAGCGGGCCTCCAAACCCGCGCCTCGGCGCTACGAGGCAGAGGCTAACCCGCTTCGGCTGGTCCTCCCTAATCAAGACACTCCGGAGGCGACTAGCACTCGCCTAGCCGGTGAACTCCCTCGCGGAGCCTCCCTGAACTTTCCCCCGGCGCAGTCGAGCGCGTCGGGGGAGCTTTTGGGGGCTGATCTGGTCGCACTGGCCAACCGCCGTGAGCATGACGCGCTCGTTGCCGATGCCCTGCGCCTTCGCCGTGTGCAGGTCGGTAATCCCGCCGCCCGCCGGAAGCTGGCCGTTGCTGTTCGCCGGATGCTTGAACTGGAGCGCCGGGCATGAGCCTTGCCGATTATCGCGGCCTGATCGCCGCCAAGCGCATCGCCTTTGTTCCGCGCGGGATGGCGACAATCCCCAGCCTGAACCCGGCGCTAAAGGATCACCAACGCCACGCGGTCGAGTTTGCGCTTAAGGCCGGTTGCGCTGCGCTGTTCCTCGATACGGGCCTTGGCAAAACGCTCTGCGCTCTGGAATGGGGCCGCATCGTCGTTGAACACACAGGGCGCCCGGTCCTGATGCTCGCCCCGCTGGCCGTCGCCGCTCAACACGAGCGCGAAGCGGTCAAGTTTGGCATCGACGCCAAGGCGGTTCGCGAGCCCGACGAGATCACCACGCCGCGCGTCTACATCACCAATTACGACCGGCTGGCCAAGTTTGACGCCGAACAGTTTGCGGGCGTCATCCTGGACGAAAGCAGCATTCTAAAGAGCTTCCACGGCGCCACGACCAAGGCCCTGATTGCCACCTTCAAGCATACGCCGTTCCGGCTCTGCTGCACGGCCACACCTGCCCCGAACGATCATGCCGAGCTTGGCCAGCACTCCGAGTTTCTGGGCGTCATGTCGCAAAGCCAGATGCTTACGCGCTGGTTCATCCACGACAGCGCCGACACCGGCAACTGGCGCATGAAGGGCCACGCGGTTCAGGACTTCTGGAATTGGGTTGCGAGCTGGGCGCGCTGCGTTTCCAAGCCGTCCGATCTGGGGTTCAGCGACGACGGTTACGATCTGCCCGCGCTCGATCTGAAGCGCCACATTGTCGAGGCGGATCGCTCGCTTGACGCGGGCGCCGAGAAGGACGGTCAAGCCCGGCTGTTCCGTATGCCCGACACGTCGGCAACCTCGATCCACCGCGAGAAGCGGATGACCACGGACGCCCGCGCCGACGTGATCGCGGCTCTTGTGGCGAAAGAGCCGAATGAGGCTTGGGTGGTCTGGTGCGACACCGACTATGAAGCCGACGCCCTGGCCGACCGCATCCCTGGCGCCGTTGAGGTTCGCGGCTCGATGAGCCCCGACGTTAAAGAGGCTAACCTGACCATGTTCTCGACGGGACAGGTTCGGGTGATCATCACCAAGCCGTCAATCGCCGGGTTCGGGCTTAATTGGCAGCACTCCGCGCGCATGGCCTTTGTGGGCCTCTCGTTCTCGTATGAGAGCTTTTATCAGGCCATCCGCCGCTGCTGGCGTTTTGGTCAGTCGCGTCCGGTTAGCGTTCACGTCGCCTGCGCTGATACCGAAGAAAGCATCTGGCAAATCGTCAGCCGCAAGGCGGGCGACCATGACGCCATGAAGGCTGAGATGACCGCTGCGATGGCCCGCGCGTCGCACAGCGTCCCCGAACAAGCACCCTATCAACCGGCCAAGCCTTTGGCCCTTCCGCAATGGATTGCCGCATGACCGCTGTTCTTGACAGCAACCAGGGCGAACGCTTCGCCGCCTATAACGCCGATTGCGTGGAGTTTGCCACCAACCTCCCTGACAACTCGCTGGACTTCTCCGTCTACTCGCCGCCGTTCGCTCACCTGTTCGTCTACAGCGACAGCGAGCGGGACATGGGCAACGTCAAGGACGAGGCCGAGTTCAAGACGCTGTACCGGCATCTGGTCCGCGAGAAGTTTCGCGCGACCAAGCCGGGCAGGCTGACGGCGGTCCACTGTTCGGACATTCCGCGAACGAAGTCGATGCACGGCGCCGTCGGGCTCTATGACTTCCCGGCGGATATTCGGGAGGTTCACGAGGCTGAAGGCTGGACCTACCACAGCCGCGTTACGATCTGGAAAGATCCCGTCGTTGAGATGACGCGGACCAAGGCGCTGGGGCTGCTGTATAAGCAGCTCTGCACCGATGCCACGCGCTCCCGCCAAGGGATGCCCGACTATCTGCTGGTGTTCCGCAAAACGCCTGCCGACGAAAGCGAAGCTGATAAGGTCGGCCAGGATCGGACGCTGTTCCCGGTCACGCAATGGCAGCAATGGGCCTCGCCGGTCTGGATGGATATCCAGCAAACGAACGTCCTGAACGTCAAGGTTGCCCGCGAGGACAAGGACGAGCGCCACCTTTGCCCGCTGCAACTCGACCTTATCGAGCGCGCGGTGCGGCTCTGGACCAACCCTAATGACGTCGTGTTTAGCCCGTTCATGGGCATCGGCTCGGAAGGCTGGGCCTCGCTTAAGGCCGGGCGCCGGTTCATCGGGACCGAACTGAAGCCCGCCTATTTCCGACAAGCCGTCCGCAACCTGACGGAAATGGAAGCGCAATCGACCGGCCCTTCGCTGCTTTCCGTGGCGGGTGTTGCATGACTGGCCGCACCGTTCCCGAGTGGTCCAGCAACAATCCCAACGCCGTTATTCCGAAGACGGTCAAGGCGCGCGTATGGCTTAAGTGCGAAGGCCGTTGCGCCTTGTCGGGCCGCAAGCTGGGGCCGGGCGATGCCGTTGACTTTGACCACATCACGCCTCTGTCGATGGGCGGCAAGCACGCCGAAAGCAACCTGCAACTGGTCAGCCGCGAAGCTCACCGCGCGAAGACCGCCAAGGAAGCCGGGCCGCGTTCGAAGGCTGATCGGATGCACGCCAAACACTTTGGCTACTGGCCGCCTTCGCCCCGCAAGATCCAGGGCCGTTCGTTTGCCAAGCGCGGGGATGTGCGGTCATGAGGTCTTACCCCGAAAAGCGGCGGCGCGTGTTTTTTGCCGAGCATGACGCGATCCTGCGCGAGCAATACGCGGATGCGTCCAGCGAGATGATTACGAGCTGGGCCAAGGCCTGGAACGTGTCGCGCGACGCTATTCGCAACCGCGCTCTTGTTCTTGGCGTGCGGCGTTCGCAGGCGGCTAAAGAGGCGGCGTTGGCGCAAGGCCAGCACGACCGCAACGGCACTGTCGGGCTTTACGAGATTCCCGAACCGAACCGTGACGAGGACTATTCCGCCGCTTGCCTCGCTGAAGGCGGGTTCGGGCGCTTCCTCGAAACGCGGGGCCGCAACGGCGAACCGCGCCTGACTGGCCCGTATGTGCCCTTTACTGCCGAACGCAACGCCAGACGCTCACAGGTGGCCGCATGACGGTCGTTCTGTCGCTCTGGCGCGGCCAGATGCTTGTTCCGGCGTCGCCCCATCGGTCGGCCCGCGATATCGTCCGCGAGGTTGCCGAGGGCCACGGCCTGACCGTAGCCGACCTGACCGGGCCGTCACGGCTGCGATACGTTTGCCACGCGCGTCAGGAGGCGATGTGGCTCATTCGCGAGGTTAGGTCCAGCGACGGCAAGCCTCGCTTTTCTCTGCCGTTTATTGGCTCCCTACTGGGCGAGCGCGATCATACGACCGTCCTTTATGGCATACGCGAACACGCCAAGCGCCTCGCGGCTGAGCGGGTGGCGGCATGAGCGCGCCCTTTATGCAGCTCTACGTGGCCGACTACCTGGGCGACACGCGCCACCTCACGACCGAACAGCATGGCGCTTATCTGCTGCTGTTGATGACCATGTGGCGGGCTGATGGGCGCCTGCCGAACGACCCTAAGAAACTGGCGCGCGTGGCCGGTTGCACGCCTTCGCGATGGGCGAAAATCAGCGCCGAAGTGATGGCGTTTTTTGATGAGGTCGCAGGCGAGATCACTAACAAACGCCTCGTCTTTGAACTCGAAAAGGCGCGCGAAAAGTCGATTAAACGTGTCGATGCTGGAACCAAGGGCGGCAACGCTAAGGCATTGAAAACGCAAGAAACGCCCCTAGCAATTGCTAGCCGTTTGCCAGAGCATTCTTCAGAACCAGAACCAGAACCAGAAAGAGAAGATGGTGGTGGTGGTAGCGCGTGCGCGTGGCCAGCTAAGCCGATGGAGGCTTTGGTCGATGCGGTAGCCTCGCCCTGGCTGGATCCGATGAAGGCCCCCGGCCTGATCACCTCGTCGGGCAAAATCGCAGCTTGGCGCCAACGTGGAGCCGACTGGGGCCGAGACGTGTTGCCGGTGGTTCGGGGCCTTTGTGCCGCCGCCCGTGGCCCAATCTCGACCTGGGGCTATTTCGACCGGGCCGTCCTGCAAGCCCTTTCCGACAACTCCCGCGAAACGCCACTGCCGGAGGCCAGAGCAAGCCCGTCTGTGGTGAGCCTTACCGACCGCATCGCCTCTGAACACGCTGAGGCCCGCCGCCTCGCCTTTGCCAGACTGGAAGCGCAAAATGGCTGATCAAGCCGAAATCCTGGACGCCCTCGAAAGCCTCGCCGTTCACTGCCGCCCGCCGCTCATGAGCGTGGAAGACCGGGGCCGGTGGATGGCCGACTGGTGCAACGACCTAAAAGAGTTTCCCGCCCATGCGATCCAGACCGCCTGTCAGCGGTGGCGCACGGGGACCAATCCCAAGTTTCCGATGGCTGGCCAGTTTCTGCCGCTGGTGCGCTCCGTCAACGCGCGGGGCGCCGTGGACCCGAACGCCAAGGCCAAGGCGTGGGAGCCTGCCAGCGACGCCGACTATCAGGCGATGAGCCTGTCACGGAAGGTCGAGGAACATACGCTGCTAGCAATGCAAGCAGATCGCCTTGCCGGGCCAATGTGGGGCAACGGCGCTCCGATCGCGCTCGAGGAAATGCCGCCCGCCTATCACGATCACAAGGCCAAGGCCGCGAACCATCGTGCCGAGGCCGCCCGTCTTCGCGAAAAGCTGGCCAGCTACCGCAGCGAGGTCGCATGACCCGCTTCAACTGGACCCCCGAACGCCTCGCCACCTTGCGCCGCCTCTACCTGGACGAACAGCGCGGGCCGGTCGAGATCGCCCGCCACTTCGGCGACGGCTGCAACTGCGTTACGATCAGCTCCGCCGTCCGTATCCACAACATGAAACGCCCGCGCACCGCGTCAAACGGGTTTAACTGGACGCCCGAGGCGGTGGACGCCTTACGCCGGATGTACCCTGACCAGACCGTCACTTGCGCCATCATCGCCCGCAAGATTGGCAACGGCTGCACAGAGCGCGCCGTGATCCGCAAGGCGGCGCTCCTGAAACTGGCATCGCCTCGCACCCGCGTTCCCGGCGTCAAGCGCATTGCCCGCGTCCAGCGCATTCGCCCGATGAGCCCCGACAAGGCCCGGTTTATCGGATGGTTCCGCCGGGCGGGCTGGCCTGCCTCGGAGGTCGCATGGCTGTTTGACGTCCAGCCCGAACAGGTGGCCGCATGACCCGCCCCGTGCCCGCTATCATCTTCCGCATGTCTGAAGCCCTTGACGCTGAGATCATTCGCCAACGCCGGGGCGTGACCGGTCGGCCCTTCGATGCCCGGCTGGATCTGGACGCGGAACGGCTCGCCCGCGTGGCCTTCGACGTCTTCTGCGAGTGGATCAAGGAAGGCGGCTTTCCGCACGTTTATCGGTTTCTGAGGGATTTGCTTCGATGACCCGCACCCCCCGCCGCAAGAA